AGGCGACGTAGTACCCAGACCTAACCGTGAAGTGCTTGCGTCCCAGAAAAGGTCTTGTGATGAGCCGCTCGAATCGTAGAAGCTAATGTCGCCTGTGGCTCCGTCAATTTGTGTTCTAAGAGTGTTGTTAGACATCCAAAAAACATCAGTATTGGTTGACGAGCCAAAACGTGCGCTAGAGTTTGTAGAGCTAATAAACGCAGTTGTAGGTGTATCTGTGTCTGTGATGTTTAAAGTAGGAGAAGAAGCTCCTTGCAACGTAGCATTACCATCAACAGTCAAACCATCAGCAGTCACAGTCCCCGTTACGTCGATGCCTGTGGAGGTGGTGGAGAGCCTGGATGCGCCATTAAAATATAGGTCTACCGCACCGTTTTCTAAGAATCTGCCAAGGTCTTCGTTAGAATCTTTACCTCTGAGGTAAACACCTGCTGTACCTTTTATAAATAAAACGCCACTTCCTGTGTCTTCAATATAACTATTTGACCCATCATGATAAATCTGTAGGTCAGAGCTAACACCGAAGATAGCCTTGTCGTTGTCGCCGAAGGTTACGTCGCCAGTAGTTCCAAGACCTGCAAAGCTAACTGTACCTGTTGCTGTAATATCTCCAGTAGTAATGCTGGTAGGATTAGTACCTACTTCAATAACAGTACCGCCTGAGTCTTCTGTGTAGAGGCGCTTGTTAGTCAGGTCTAATGCGGGTTCGCCTTGAACAAGATCACCGGTTGTAGGTGCGCCAGAACCATTCTTGAGTTTAATCGTGGTCATTAATAAGTTCCCCCGTCAACAGTTGACAGTGTAGTAGTGATAGAAGTTGTGCCTGAACCTGTAACTGCTCCAGACAGAGTAATCGTTTCGTTACCAGTAATATAGCCTGAGTTGTTAGTTAGGACAGAAATGTTGTCCCCACTTTGCAATGCACTATCAGCCAATGCGCCTTGTGCTGCCGTAGCGTAGTCAGCAGAGTCAAAGGCTTTTACCTGTGCGAGGTTAGTTACCTCTGAATCCATTAGCGCACCAGCAGCAGTTACGTTAGCTGTATCCGTTACGTTTGCGCTGGCTTCGATACCGTTGAGTTTCGTATGGTCTGCGTCAGTAAATACATTGGAATCCGTTGCTGACTCTACAAGCGTCCGTATTTCAGCTGCGGTTTGGTCTGCTGTAGCGTTTGCTTCAATACCGTTTAGCTTTGTGTGATCCGCATCGGTAAACACATTAGAGTCTGTAGCCGCTTCTACTGCCGCCCTTATCTCTGCGTTACTTTGGTCTGCTGTGGCTCCTGCTTCAATCCCATCTAGCTTGCTGTGATCTGCATCAGTAAAGACGTTAGAGTCACTTGCAGAGTCAACCAGTGTGCGAATCTCTGCGGCTGTCTGATCTGCTGTAGCACTGGCTTCAATGCCGTCTAGCTTAGTGCCGTCTGCGGCTACGTCACGGCCATCAACAGTACCGCTAAGCACCACATTGCCTGTGATGTTAACGTTACCTGTACCTGTAATGTCATTGCTGTTTAGGTCAAGGTCACCGCCTAGCTGTGGCGTAGAGTCACCAACAAGATCCGGGTTAATACTGTTCCACGTGGAACCATCGTAGATTCGAGTAGTGTTGTCGCTAGTGTTGAAGTACCAGTCACCTACCGTTACAGCATTGCCGTTAAGGTCAACAGTAGGGTTGGTAGCAGAAGTGCCAAGGTACAAACCATCAATTGCTTCTTGAGCCGCCTCTGCCGCTGTCTGCGCTGTTTCTGCTGCAGTCTGAGCAGTTTGAGCTGCAGTAGCGCTGGTCGCTGCTTCTGATGCCTTAGTGGTGGCTGTTGTAGCTGAGGTTGCTGCATTGGTCGCTGATGTGGCTGCTTCTGTGGCTTTAGTCGTTGCGGTCGTTGCGGAGGCAGAAGCGTTTGTCTCTGCTGTTTCAGCGTTAGTCTCTGCAGTCTCAGCTGCTGTCTTAGCTACTTCTGCTGCTGACTGTGCAGTTTCTGAAGCGGTCTTTGCAGTTTCTGCAGATGTCTTAGCCGATACAGCTGCGTTTTCTGCAGTTTCTGCATTAGTCTCTGCAGTCTCTGCATTTGTTTCTGCAGTCTCTGCGTTAGTCTGTGCAGTCTCTGCTGCAGCTTGTGCAGCCTCAGCAGCCGTTTGAGCCGCTAAAGCTGACTCAGCAGACGCTGCGGCTTCATTTGCTTTTGAAGAGGCAGTACGGGCTTCTGTAGCTATCTCCGACGCATACGCATCAGTGCTAGACTCACCAGAACCACCTGTGCCACGGAATAAAGGCATCTACTGCTCCTACAAAAGAAAAGGAAAAGGGGCCATTGCTGACCCCTTAAGTTCGTTACTCTGCGACTGCGAGTACGAAACCAGCTTCAGGACGGTATACTTCAACACCGTAGAGGCAGTCAGCCGTGTACAGAGTCGAGAGGTATTCCTGCTTGTACTGGGTCTGTGAACGTACGGCTTGCTGCTCTGCCATGACGATAGCGTCTTTGTGGAAGAGAAGTGCAGCACGAGTATCAACAGAAGATGCAGTGTTGTCTGCAGCAGCTTCGATAGTTGCACAGTTGTTTGAGACATAGATGTCTACACCGTACAGGTTACCAATGAGGCCAGAGCTTACTGCTTGACCAGTTACGAAGTCAGAAGACACGTATCGGTCAATGCCCATGATAGTGTTACGAACAGAAGGTGGGATAACAAGTACACGACTTTCCATCGGTACGTTGTTGTCGTCAAGCTTCTGAATCATGTCACGGAAGAACGCATCGGTAAATACGTCAGCAGCAACGATAGTGTCGTCAGTGTACTGAGTAGTTGTGCCGCCGTCGTTAAAGAAACAACCGCTGTGCTGGTAGTCAGTAGGAGCTACTGAACCAGAGAACACAACTGAACCACCGTCACCAAAACCAGTACCACAAGAGTGGAGGTCGGTGTCGATCTTAGTAGCAAGAGCGTAACCAGCATCTTCAGTGTAGAACTGACGGAGGCTAGAAAGCGCCTGTACTTCAACGATGTCTTCGATAAGACGTGAGTACTCGAAGTGACGGTCGATGTCAACAGTCAATTCGCTCTCAGTGTTTGCAATGATAGTAACTGCAGTGTCAGCAGCCTTAGCATTTGCATCACCACGAGTGGGCTTAGGGATGTGAAGCTTGTCACCTTTCTTGCCATTCATAGCGATACGCTTGACAAGCGGAGCCATCTTCAGGTTCTTTTGGTAAGCAGCAATGATCTCGTCACTCCAGATTTCTGGAATAAACGTTGCCGCTTCAGTCTTCGCAGTATTACCGCCTGCGCCCGGATAAGTTGCAGTAGCCATGTCAATCTCCTAGATTATTTGACTCGACCCTCCGCATAAGCTGCCATGATTTCATCGGACAAAGCTTGGTAACGGTCAGGGTCATTTTTCATTAGTTTAATAATGTCGGCCCTACGATATACCTTCTTACGACTACCCTCTGCACTACCTCGTGCGTTGCCTGTACTAGCTGCTTTAAGTGACTGCTTACGCGCTTGTTTTTCAACATTAGCGGTCTGCTGTGCGACTGTTTTCCGTTCTTTCCAGAGTGTAAACAGTTCGTCAGCAGAGTCAGCATCGTACCCTTGGTCTGCTTGTACAAACAACTGAGTCCTAATCTTAGATCCTTTAATCCATTCCGCAAACTTAGGATCGCTAAGTATGTTTTGCATGTCTGGATGTTTAGACTGAAGCATTGACAATGAAGTTTGCTTCTTGTACTGTGCAGAATACTGCTCTGCTTCTCTAATCTTAGGATGATTCTCAATAGCACGATTAACGGCTGCTTGAGGGTCTGTAAAATAATCTATATCGTCTTCAGGCTCAACGTGTTGTTGAGGTGCTGGAGTCGTTATACTCTGACTAATATAGTCATCGACGACTTTACGAAGTTCACCTACTTCAGAAGATTGACGACCTAAAAGCTTTTCAGCTTCTTGGTGCATGTGTACAACTTCTTCTAGAGACTTGCCTTGGTACTTCTCAGGGACTGTAGGTTCTTCTGTTTGAGGTTGCTCAACTTCTTCTTGTTGAATCTCATCTACTTCGTTTTCAATGGTGTCCACGTTTTCCTCTTCAGGTTGTGGATCAATCATTGTAGCTCTTGACATAATTAAACTCCGTGATTATAATCATTGTGGAGACTTCTTTCTACCTGCTTTTTCGTGTTCTCGTACCCACTTCATGTGCTGACCGGGAAAGTCCCCAGTAGAGCCATCAAGGTGA